TGTGGTGTTCCATCTGGGTTCAAAACCTCACACAATGCAATCCAACCATTGTCTCGTTGTGGGTCAACCACCAACTTAACAGGTTTTAGCAAACAATCGGAAAAATGACCTTCTGCTTGTTGAGTTGACGAACCATCAAACCCCCATTCAGGCAAATCTTCCAATTTTAAATCATAACTTCCTTCTACAATTTTCGTTTTTGAACGAAGATTTGGTTCTGGCTTATAACCATCTAACCAAACGTATTCTACTTTACATTTCATATTTCTATCCATCACAACTTAAACAATCAGGGTCAGTAGCTTTTGTAGCAATATCACCACGAAGAACTGACTCCGTTCTCATATAATAAAGGGTTTTGATACCCAATTTCCACGCTTCCATGTGTACTTGATTAATCCATTTTGGAGTAGCTTGAGTTGGGAATGCCAAATTTAACGATACTGATTGGTCAACATATTGTTGTCTAATACCGGCTTGTTTTACCAACTCCAACTGATTGATTTCTTTGAATGTTTTGTAAACATCTTTTACCCAATCGATTTCTTTGTTTTCAAAATTAGATTCGGTCATATCATTACGATTTGTCAACTTACCATTAACAAACCCCCAATTATCAAGCTCCGCGATATCTTGTACTGAACCACCATCTTGTAGAATCTTATCCCAAGTATCTTTATTGTTGATTCCAATTTTACGAAGAACTCGTTCCAATTCAGGATTCTTACGGATGAACGTTCCCTTAGCAGTTTGTTCCGTAAATACGTTTGCAGCCCATGGTTCAATTCCAGCAGAAACATTACCACTCAATTTTGAGTTTGATACAGTTGGAGCAATAGCCATCAAGTGAGTATTTCTCATACCAGTACCAACACACCATAAAGGTTCACCATATTCTTCAGCCATAGCACGAGAAGCACGTTCAGCCTCAATCTTCATTTGAGAGAAAATCTTACGAGTCTCAAACTGAGCAGGAAGACCCTCGAATGACATACCTTTTTGTTGTAAGTATGTGTGCCATCCAAGAACTCCAAGACCAAGAGCACGACCCTTTTCAGCCGAACGAACTGAATTTTCAAATCCTCTCATATTCTTTGCTCTTTGGATAAATTCCTCAAGAACACCATCCAAGAACCAAACGGCTGTATAGATAAGGTCGGTATCCTTCCATTCATCATATTTAGCTAAATTTACTGATGACAAACAACATACAAATGAGTGTGATTCGTCCGTGTGAAGTGTAATCTCACTACAAATGTTAGTCATAAAGACTTTTAATCCATTTTGTTTGTATGCCTCTGGATTTTGTTTGTTTACATTACCCTTGAACATGATATATGGTTCGCCAGTAGCTTTTCTTTTCTGAAGTACCTTGCCCCACTTTCTACGAGCTTCAGCATCACCCTCTTCGAGTTTTCTCATAAACTTATCACCCACCACTACACATTGGTGTAGATTCAGAGATTGTCGATTCACATCACCCTTTGGTTCACGAATTTCAATCCACTCATCAAAGTCACCATGTTCAATATTTAGGTTGATTGAAGCAGCCCCCCTACGAACCGAACCTTGGTTTGTAGCAAGAATGGTTGAATCATAAATCTTACAAAATGGAACTACACCATCAGATGTACCATTTCCGGTGATTCTTGACCCAGCCGACCTAATCATATTCACACCAATACCAACACCACCACCATGCTTGGCGAGTAGCATCATTTCAAGATTCTTTGAACCTATTTCTTGGATTGAGTCACCGACATCAATACCGAAACAAGAAATCGGTAGACCCCTGTCAGTACCAGTATTGGAAAGGACAGGAGTAGCAAGATTAAGCCACCCACGCCAAATATAATCAAAAAACTTACTAGCAAGTTGAGGTTTACCCAACCTACGGGCAACTGCGGTAGATACACGCCAGTAAGCGTCTTTTGGGGTTTCTCCGGCAAGGAGATATCCCTTTGAGATTGTTTTAACATAAATTTCGGTATTACCCCAGGTTGGAAAGTCTACTCCGAGCTCCCAACCCAATTCTTCTCCATAATTTTTCATAACTAATTAAAATATATCAGACCAATCTTCACCTTCACCAGCCTTCGAATAATCGGTTGGTCGAAGAGCAAAGAAGTCAGTATGTGTTAAACCGCCAGTCAAATGGTAGAACCATTCTAATCTTTCGGCTGATTCTTTATCATATTCAAAATAATCATCACCACCAGCAAATGGATTATAACCAAGTTCGGCCAATTTCTCATTTAAGCGCTGATTGATAAAGTTTTTTAGGTCTTCCTTTTTTAGATTTTCAAGGTCACCCATTTCAAACATTTTGTCAATATAGTTGTGTTCCAACTTTTGAATTAGTCGAGCAGCTTCGTAAACTTTTGGTTTAACACTCTCTAATAATCCAGGGTATTCATCACACATATGTCTGAATAATTGACATCCCATTTTTGAGTGTAATGATTCGTCTCTTACTGACCATTTCATTTGTTGACCAATCCCTTTCAAAAGATTTCTCATTTGGAACGAATACAAAACAGCAAATGATGAATACAATGAAACACCTTCAGCGAATGCCGAGAACACAGCAAGTGAACGAGCCACATCGTCACGGGCATCAGAATTCCACTTTAAATCTTCCGGTGTATATTCTGCTTTGGTGTTAATTAAAACCTCAAACTTTTCAGCAGTAGCGGGCTCATGTAAGAACGCTTCAAAATCTTCGAGTCCGAGTGTTTCATTTAAGTACGAATAAGCCGTAGCATGAATGGTTTCTTGTGAACCAAACATCATAGCCATTTGTTTAATTTCGTGTTTAGGAAACCACTTGGTAACCATACCAGTCCAATAGTCAGATACAGCACATTCAGTTTGAGCAAATCCTAAAAGGATATTACCAACCAAATTCTTTTCTGAAACTGACAAATTTTCATTCCAATCTTTAACATCTCCTTGCATTGGAATTTCCGTATGCAACCAAAATGCTTGTGCTTGTTTCAACCATCCTTCAGTATAGTATTCCGTATACTCAAAGGGTTTAAATGGTATACGATTATCAAATAGTCCCATATACAACTCTCCTTATTTTTTTCTTCATTTTTATAAATTGGGTGATTATATATAGTGGTTAGAAATCCATCCCACCATTGATTTCTTTATATTTTTGTAACAATTCTTTTCTTACCAAACTCTCCCCACCTTTCATCTCTTTTTGTGTTTGTTTACCATCAATGGAAGCGTCATCAAATATCTGAATTTGACCATTTGAGAAGTTTGCCTTGGATGGGAAAGTCATACCATCAGGCCCAAATCGATTCTTAATAACGTGCCATCTTCCAGTACCACTTAACTTGTCTTCAATCTTACGAGACAATGAGATTACAAAGTCAGCAGTCATCATTTTAGAGAATGAACCTGCAATTTTTGTACCTGTAATAATGTCATCTTCTGCCCCACTACGATTGATTTGAGATGCTGTGTAGATTGGTACTTCATACTCACCGGCCATACCACGCAAGTCTTCGATAATTTCTTCCAACTCTTCATGTCGTTTTTCTTTCGAGGGCCCTCTCAACAAATCAGCATAGTCGACAATTACAACATCAGGACGTTTTCCTTGTAGAATCATTCTATCCAAGTGAGCTCTTAACGAGGTCACACTAGCAGTTTTGGTAGGGTAATACTTTACAATTAGGTCACCCTTCACGGACTTGACCATTTTGTCAACTTCCTCTCGGTTAAATTTAAGGTTAGCGACAGGTATGCCCGTTAAAACAGCATCGTATCTTTGACCAACGTAACCTTCATTTAATTCCAATGTATAGTGGGCTACCGTCTTACCTTGTTTCATTGCGTTAACACCAATGTTAATCAATGACCAAGATTTACCAATTCCCGGAGGAGCAGCAAACATTACAAGTTCACCCTTACCAAAACCACCTTGTGTAACATCATCAATCACTTTCCAACCAGTAGATACCACGTTTCTAATTGTGTCTTCGTATCTAACATCAATCATGGTTTTGTAATCATGACCAATATCTTGTGATTGACCTGACTTCATAGCATCATCAATCTTTTTCTTGATTGTATCGTATTTACCTTGTTCAAGTAATGATACTGAATCGAGAATAGCGTTCTTGATTGATTGATTTCTACAAAACTCTACCGATTGTTCTTTTACATAGTCTAAATCCTCACTTTCAAGATTAGTCCAAGCGGATTTTAAAGTATCAACGATTGAAGTCTTTAAAACATCACGCTCAACCGAATTAATCTTTACCTTTAGTACATCAAGGGTTGGTAACGTCTCATATGTGTCCATATAGGACATTATTTCCTTAACCAACCACTCCGATGCCTCTGAATCGAAATATTGTGGTTTAAGGATATCAAACACCTGTCTGGTAAAAACTCTATCACCAAGTAAGGATGATATAACTTTTATCTGAAATGTGTTTGAGAACTTCGTTCCGAATTTTTCCATAAACCAAATATACGAATTTATTTTCTATTATCAAAGTGATTTTTTAAATTTGTTTTCCAAGGATGTGAATGAATTTCTCAACCAAGAATCCACATTAGCGAATGCTGTGTACAATTTATCATACATGAACATCTTTTTGAACTCTACCAAATCGAGCATTGGTTGATGGTCATCCATGATAGCCCTAACGTTTGACTTTATTGAAGATGCAATTTCAGGGTCTCGTAATTGCATTAGATTAAAGTTCATGGTAATCGTATCAGTCGATTCTAATAGTTTTTTTGATAATTTCTCATCACAGTCAGTAGAACATTTTTCTAAAAACCCATCAAGGTCTAACTCGCCATTGTTTAAAAATGACATTTTTTGAGAAATTGTTTTTTCACCGATACCCTTTACGCCCGAAATGTTATCTGAAGCGTCTCCTGTTATAACTCGATAGAACACCAAATTTTGAGGAATTACACCATACTCTTCTTTTACCAAAGACTCATCATACATTTTCTTTTTAGTAGAAGCCCAAACTTTGATTCGTGGGTTTACTAATTGTAGAAAATCTTTGTCTGAAGAAACGATTGTGACATCCTTTTTAAAATAGTGTACCGCAAGATAAGCTATAATATCATCGGCTTCAACGTGGTCAATATAGGTTAGTGTTATAGGAAGAACTTGTAGATACTCAATTAGTCTTGCGAATTGTTTTCTCATAGAAGCTGACTGGTCTTCCAAGTCCTCATAACCGGCAAGACGATTTAATTTGGTCAAACCAGTCCTACCCTCTTTGTATTCTTTATAAACTGATTTTCTACGATTAGAACCACCTTTACCATCAAACACAATAACCACTCGGGTTGGTTTAAGGCTTCGGATGGTAGCAGCGGTGGACAGTAGAAACCCTGTCACACCACCACAATGTTCACCATCGTCATTTAAGGCAGGAACTGCACCAAAGACTCGAATAAACTGATTGAGACCATCTATAATCAGAACTCTATCATTTAGTTCTTCGTTTTTTACTTCACTATGTTCTTTTTCTACTTCTTTAAGCAGTTCTTTATACCTATTAATCATCAAAATCAGTTACTTCAATGTTATCAATGTTTGACTCTGCAACTCGACTCTTTGTAAGACATGATATAAGTCTCACAAATTTGTTGGTAAATAGTCTCTTTAAGTTCAGGGTCAGATTTTAGAGTTTCTTTCAAAATTCTTGGCTTGGAATTTAATTTCCTCACCTGTAGTTTTGTTGACATATGTATACCAAGCACCACTTTGGTTAACAAGTTTGTATGTCTTCATCATCTCCAACCACGACCCGTAGTTGTCAATACCACTATCAAAGTAGATATCGTAGTCAACGCAACGGAGCGGCGGTCCCATTCGGTTCTTGATAACTTGAGCACGGGTTTTGATACCAACTACTTGTTCAACACCACCAACTTTTGCCTTCAACTGACCCATTTGTTTCAATCTCAATCTACATGATGAGTGGAAAGCAATTGCCTTACCACCACTTGTAGTCCAAGGGTCACCAAACGATACTCCCAATCGAGTACGAAGTTGGTTTGTAAAGATTAGAGAAATTCGTTCACGTCCAATTAGGTTCGTAACTTTTCTCATAGCCTTTGAAATGATGATTGCTTTTTGAGTTGCGTAGCCAGCTTGGTCGTAGTCGGCTGAAATCTCAACCTTTGTAGAAGCACCTGCAACGGAGTCTACTACAATAGTAACCAATTTCTTTTTGTCACCATCAGCAGCACGAACTGACTCAATAATCGAATCAATGGCTTCAAAGATGTCTTCGACTGTTTCCAAGGGAACATACAACATCTTTTTGATGTCAACTCCAATGGCTTCAAGAAATTCTTGGTTAAGTGCGTTTTCGGTGTCAATGTAAACACCCAATCCACCCTTTTGTTGCGTATCAGCAATAGCATGAGCCGCAAGGAGTGATTTACCACTACCTTCTAATCCAGTAATCTCCGTAATACGACCAACTGGTAATCCACCATGAGGTCTATTTGAGATTGCCAAATCTAACATAGGAGAGCCGGTAGACACCCACTCATCCAAGTCGGTGGGTGTCTGTTCCGAACCATCCAAGAAAAAAGCGACTTTGTGAGCCGATTTGAATTTCTTGTTTAGATTATTAGCAAGGATTGACGATAGTTCATCACGAACTGAATCTTTCTTTCCTGCCATAATTAGTCGTTAAAAAGGTCGTCAAATGCTTCTTTTACACTAGCAGCACCACTTACTGATTTTGGTGCGGATTCAGACTGAACCGGAACGTCAGCGGTTGGTTCAGCTTCAGAGTCGGCTACTTGGCCGGTTTCTAACCATTGTTCGAGCATTTTGTTCATATCCTCATAAGATACTTTTTTGAACATGGTCGACAAATCGATTTGGTCTTTACACAACTCAAGGATGTTCTTATCCTCTGAAACTGGAGTTGTGTTTGGTTTTACACGAATGTAGGTCTCTGGATAAGATTTACCCACATCAGCAGCAGATTTGAATTCTACAGTGATATCACGACCACTAACAGGGTCAGTCAAATCACCATAATCTGGGTCAGCGAAGAACGCCAACAATTCTTGATAAACTTGTTTACCAAATCCCCAAAACTTAACACCTTCAGATTCTTCACCACGAACCAATACAGGAACGTAAGTACGCATCTTTGGAGTCAACTTTTTTGAAAGATTCCAATCATCACGATTTCCAGTAGCCTTCAACTTTTCAGCGAACTCAACCAACGGGTCAGCACCACCATGTGAAATGGGTGACAATACGTTTTTACCACCAAAATCAAAATGGAAGTAAAGTTCGATAAATGGGTTAGCGGGATTGTGGATGTAAGGAAGAATCCTAATTTGTTGTTTACCAGGTTGTGGTTTCCACAAGTTGTCAGTCTTTGTTACTTTGGTCTGAAGACTGTTCAGACGGTTTCGGATTGCATTTAAGTCAATAGCCATAATTTACCTTTTTTTATTTGTTAATTGTTAAACTTGTCACTAATATACAACATTTGGGTGACAATTCCAAATGTATTTCAAAATATTTTTTTATTTTTCAGTTTTGAGGGTTATACCCGTTGGTATTATACCCACTGGTATAAATATCTCAATGAAGTTAATTAACGTCAATAATTCTGAATAATGTTGTTTTTAAAATCTTGTACCCATCACCATCCGTGAGGATTACAGCATTTCTATATTCATCCCAATTTACTTGATAGTGTGTATCCACCACACCACCATTCAACTCCAATATAAGTTTGTTTAGAGCATTTATCGTATACATTGTATTTGTTTCTTTTTTACGATGTACCATGATTGTATTTGGTAAAAACTTACTTGTCGTGGTCGGCATAATGTTGTAACTAACAACCAATTCTTTGGATGGGTCTAATTTCAATATGAATATCTTTTTACTAAACAACTCAAATTTAGACTGAATAGTGTTTACCACATCCTCAAATGTGTTTTCGTTTGTAAATGTACACAACAATTGCGTTCTCACTCATATCTCCGTAATTATTTTGAATATATGTCTTTATTAGCAGTTTCGAGTGTTTTTGCAAATCTCTTATCCAACTGCATTTCAAATTTTATCTGACCACCATAACCAACACCATCCTCACGAACTACAATTGTAGCCAATGGAATGACTTTACCATCAAGGTCTGCTTTATACCCCAAGTATGGTGGGTTACCATCTTCAGCTACTAATTTTTCTTTGATTTGTTCAAAATCAGATGTTCCAAATATTTTTTCCATCACCTTCTTATCCAAAGAGTTTGGACCAATAGCCATAGTCTCTTCACCATCGGATACCGATTTCAAAGGGAATTCTTTTTTGATTTCCTCTAACATACCGGCTTTCATTTTTGGATTGGTTACAATTGCCTTTACCGATTCGGCTTGGAACTTACGATGTGTCTCGTCAACATTCTTCATGTATTGTTTTGCATCTTCATTTCCAGAATCAGCAAGAGCCTTGATACCCTCTAATACAACTTTGTTCTTACCACGACTACCACCACCCTTTGCCAAATCACTCAAAGCATCGTTGAATGATATTTTTTTAGACTTAATGGTATCTATGACAGACTTTGCAGCAGGGTCATTCGAATCAATTAATTTCTGAATATCATTGGAAAATTTAGAACCAAAATCACTCAAGCCTTTTCTCTGATTCGAAGAATATACTTTTTGGTTAATTTCATCCGGCAAATCAGTATCCCATTCAGAAAATTTACCAGCACCAGAATTCAAGAAGTTAACCATTGTAGATTTTTTCAATGAAACTTCATCTAAAATCTCACTACCATCTTGTAGTTTGATTTTGGCGTACATATCACTTGAAAATCCTTTATTCTTATTATAGTTTTTCAAACCAAGTGCTTCTACTTCGTCTTTAGTATCCCAAGAAGTAGCCACAATTTCTGCACCAGGATATTGTGAACTAATACGATTTAATATCGCCTGTCTATTGTTTTTAGCAGCTTGTATCC